ACTGGCAGATCGATACGTCGCAGTCGTGGACGTTGACGTGTTGGTGCCCTTCGTTCGCTCCGCCGCTGACAGCCTGACCGCCGACGAACTTGATACCCCAGCCGGACTCGTAGTCCTGCGGCGCGGCCAGGCCCTCGACGCGCACATCTTTGACCGTACACTTGTAGCTCTGGTACGCGACGATCCCATTGCCGGTGCCGTTACCTGGGCTGACCACATCGCAGGTCAGCGTGAAGCCCTTGATCGTGCAGCCTACGGTCATGTTGCCGGCAACGCCCTTGCCGATCGACAACCACTCCACGCCTTCGGCGAGAGGGCTCGCGAGCACGAGCGTGGTCTGGTACTTGCCCGCGCCCCAGAGCGACGGCGCGACGCGAAACCCGGTCAATGCGGTGCCCGGGATCGCGAGCGTGGTCGGCTGCACGGTCCAGACCCCGGGGGGCATCACGACCGCGTAGGCGAAGGTGCGTGTCGGTGTGGAAAGTTGATCCAGGCACCACTGATAGGCCGCGCGCAAGGCCGCGTCGAAGTTCGTGTTATCCAACACTTGGTTGGGCGCGAAACGCGCCACAGGCACCTCTTCGTAAGCCACAGCGGCTGCGAGTTGTTGCTGTAAAGCGTCGGAGACCTTGATCTTTCCGTTGACGTAGGTCAGCGAGGAATCGGCCAGCCGCGTGCTCAGTTCATAGGAAATCGCCATGCGCCTAATGTAGCACAAGAATCACAAGGCGCGTGAGGCCTGCGCGAGCCATCCTAAAGACATGCAGAACCACAAGACAGACCTCGCCCGCCTCTACATGCTCGGTCAGCTTGAACTGGCGCACGGAGGCGAGCCTATCTTGATGTATTTGTTTATCTTAGCCCAGCGCGCGGGCCGCCCTGCGACGATCCCACAACGCTGATCCCGTACAGCACGTCGGCCAAGCTGCCATTGACCCATTCGATCAGGTATTCCTTGGTCGGGTCCCAGGTCAACAGGCTGGCGTTGAAGCCACCTGCGAAGTCGCCAGCGCCTGCCCCTGTCGCCACCGTATATGTCGCACCCGCCACAGCGGTGAGCGTCGGAGTGGCGCCGCCGGTGGCGAATGAGAGGTTGCGCCTCCAGACACGGAAGATCGTGTCGTAGGTGTTCAGCTGGCGATGGTGGAAAAACTGGATATTTCCTGGGACCACGTTGTTGGGGATCTGCAGGCTCAACCAAGCGCTGGAGGGGCTACTGGAAGGCGCCACCGAGCCGGGGTAGGTAGCGTCCGGTACCGCGTTCAGGTGGCACATGCTGGCGATGGGCAGGGTCTCGGTCACGACCAAGCCCGGTGAGTAGACCGTGCTCGCGCCGTCGCTGGTGAGCCCGGTGGTGAGTACAGAGGTACCTCCTAGGATGCCTGAGATCAGCGTGCCGTCTTGCGCCCAGGCCGCCCACGGGCCGGCGCCTGGCGCCTGATAGCTCGTGCCCCAGGCGCCTGAGTCGAGGTAGAGGCAAGCGCTAGGGCGTGTCGCGTCCAGCTGCGACCACTGCGTCCCGTTCCAGCTCGCGTTGTAGGTCAGGAACAGCACGCCCTGCGAGGTGTAGAGCCCTGTGTAGAGGTGGATCTCATCCACGAGCGCCGAGGTCTGGAACTGAAACACCTTCTGAATGACAGCTGCGGGGTTCGCGACAAGCGCGCGCAGCGTCTGCGAGAGCGAACTCGTGGCCTGCAGCGTCTGGCTGCCTGTCCATGTGTTGCCGCCGGCCAGGTTGCCCTTGCTCGCCTGCAGCGCGTCCAGATCCGTGACGTGACTGTGGTGCCACAGCCCGTTCAAGTTCAAGAGATAGTTCAGGATCTGGGCAGGAAGTTTCATGCCCGCCAGGTAGCCCGCGCTGATCAAGCCGGGGCTGGGAGCTGTCTTAGAGCCGCTGAGCGCGAAGTCTGGGAAGGATCCTGGACGCATGGTGTTTCCTTATCACACTGAGGCTAGCACGCCACCGATCGATGGGTCTGAATCGTCGCCCAGGCCGTGCACTAGGTCTACCTCGGCCTCGTTCGTGTCACCAAAAAGCAGCGGCTCGAGCCCCGGCGCGGTCCAGACTAGGTCGAGCCGGATACCCGCGCCCTTGGCCGAGGTCAAGATCTCCAGCAGCGTCGAGCTTGCGATCGGCAGGCCCTCGACCTCCACGATCGCAGTGGACGGCGCGAGCGACTGCACATCCACGGCAATCGCGGCGGGCGCGAGCAGCTGCACGATCCCGATCAGGTCATCGTTGCGGCCGGCGCTACGCAACGCCAGCAAGCTGGCGCCAAGCCACAGCCGGTATGTGTTATCGTCGCGGCCTGCGCGCGGGAACAAGAACAGGCCGCCGATATCGTCGAGCTGAGAGCCTTCGGCCTGCTCGAGCGTGCGGCCGATGTTCATGGTCTGAAAGCTGCTCTCCAGCTCGACCGCTGGCGCGAGCAGCGCGCGCATGAGTGCTTGCAGCTGTGCGGCGTCAGCCAAAAACGAAGGCAGGCGCTCAATCGCCCCTGCTGCCTGATCGATCACGTCCATGCGAGCGAGATCCGGCTAGGGTCCATGCGCGGGATCTCGTCTGCCGCCGGGGTCACGTCCGCATCAGTCGAGGGTGCAGGGGCGGTTCCGATATGCAGAGCCGAGACATTGGCCACGCCGAGCTGGCTCGCGAAAGCGTAGGAGTACAGCGGCGAGCGCAGCGCTACTTGACCGACCTTCCAAGCCGCGTTGGCTTGATCGCTCAGGTACTGCTTTAGCGCTACAGGGCCGGTCACAGGATCCCAGCCGCTCGAGACGTTGATCACGATCACCATGTAGATCGAGAGCTGGCTCGCGCGCGAAAACTTCTCCGTGTGGCTCACACCGGACTTGCTAATCGCGGTGCCGGTGAGCGCGCCAGAGCTTGGGTTGCCAGCAGGGCGCGTGTTCCAGATAGCTTGCGCGACGGCGTTGTTAACCGCGCCGCCGGCTGAGTCCCAGACCACGATCTTGAACGAGTGAGGATCGATGCCTGACACCACAGCGTCCGTCAGATTCTCCAGCCCGACCGCGCTGATCACACCGGGCACGGCCTCGACCGCAGACACGATCGCGTCGACGTTCGCGCTGCCGAGCGCGCGCAGCTCCTCCTCGCGACGCACACGCAGGTCGGTCTCGGTCTCCTTGTCGCTACCGATCAAGGCGTCGGCCGGGTTGGTCACCGTGACGGTCCCGGTCGTGCCTGTGATCCATTGCGTGATCGTACCAGCGGCAGCGGCGCGCGGGCCGGTCTCGGTCGCCGTGGCGTTGACAGTCACCACCAGCGGAGTGCCTCCGCTGTTCGTAACCGCGGTCTCGGTCTGCCACACCGTGGTGGTGTTGGCGGGGTCTCGTATCTGCGCCGGGCTCGCCAGGCTGGCGCCCGGCTGCAGCGTGACCTGCAGGCCCACAGTGCTAGCGGTGCCTGCCACGCGGCGCCGTGTGCCTGTCAGGGCGGCGAGCTGTTCGAGGTCCGCGCCAGTAGCGCTATCGATCCGCTGGGCTGCCCAGATGGCGTGCTGCCCTCGCTCCAGCTCGTGGTAGCGCTCGGCATTGATTGTGATCCACTTGCCAAGAAAGCTCTCGTCCGAGGTATCAAGCCCGGCCGGCAGCGCCGCCACGATCTCGGCTCGGATCTCCTCTTGCGTGCGGACTACGTAGCCTGTTGGTGTGAGAGGCACGCGCTTACTCTAGCACGTAATGCACACATCCGCGCAAGATGATCCGATGGCCTGCCTTTTCGGCCTTTTCCAGAGCATCCGCGCGGGCTTGCGGGCGGGACGTGCCGTACCCTGTCGAAGGTGGCGTGGTGTTGATCCGGCACACATGCGTGCGGAACATCATTAGACATTTCAGCGTGAGTCGACGCGCTGTCATGCAATCACCACAGGCACCCCATCCACTGTGATCTGAATCCCACTCACGACCACGCCGCCGTCGACGGTCGTGATCAGCGCGCTGCCTGTGACTGACTCGCCCGCCGGCGCAACGCCCACGAAGCGCACGGAAAGACCGCGGTTCTGGACCGTGGCGGTGATGCTTACGATCGTCTCCAGCTCTGTGCTCAGGGCCGGGCGGAAGGCCTCGGCGAGCAGCGTCTCATCGGCAGGGGCGCCGAATACGTTCGTGATGTAGTCCACACCGTAGTTTGCATTCGCAAACCACTCGCCTGCGAATGTGAGCAAGCGCTGGGCCAAGCGCTGCGCGATGCGCGCGCCTTGACTGGCGGTGAAGAGTAGCTGGCCATCGACGATCACCACGTCGTAGGGGCCAAGCAGCAGGTCAGAAACCGCCACGGCCGACGAACCAGTGGCTGAGGCCTACAGCCCCCAGCGTCACATGGCCTCCTGAGCGCAGATTTTTGATCTTGGCCAAGTCCAGGCCGGACACAGCGGCGATCAGGAGAGCGGCGATCGAGCCATCGATCTTACCTCCGTACGCCAGCGCGACGATACCGCCGATGGTTGCCAGGTTCTGGACCATGGCGCTCACGACTTGAATGGTGGAGGGGCGATCGGGCGGCGCTTGGTCGGGCATTTGCCTACTATATCACGTCAGTCGAGCTTGACCACACCGGACGCCACAGAGCTGGGGCTTGTGGGGGTCCAGGCGATAGCCGCGGGAGGTCCGCTGGCTCCTGGCCCCGTCGTGACCCCGCTGTGCACATGCGCCAGGAGCGCGATCTTGAGCGCGTCCAGGTCGCTCTTGACCCGCTGCAGCTCGGTTAGCACCGCCTCGGCGAGCGCGGCGTGATGTGTCGGATTCGCCACACCTATTCGGATCTCGCCACCTAGCACTGTCACAGCGCTTGTGCTAAGGTTCGCGATCGGGTCGATTCCCCCAAGAGGCAGAGCGAGCGCGCCGTTCAGGCTGTGCCTCTGTGGATCGGGCTCGGCGCCCTCCGTGCGCTGCTGCTTCCAGCGAGAGAGCGCGGTCTCGGAGCACAGCACCAGGACCCAATCGCCGGACTGCAGCGGCATGTGTATGAAGCCCGAGCCCCCGCGAGGGTGCACCACAGGCACGTCGATCAGGTCATCGATTGGAAAGCCAGCCGTCCAAGAGCCGGGGCGCAGACGAGCCTGCTGCGCGGCAGCGTCGTAGGATACTACGCGCGCAGGGAAACAGGTGTGCACGTCGAGCAGCCGATCGTCGATCAGCTCGGATACCGCTAGCTCTAGGTCACTCATCTTTTAGAAGCTTTCTCAAGGCGTGCGCTTGGTTGCACTGATCTAGTGTCCATTCCCATTGCACTTCGCGCAAGCTGCCGTAGCCCGCGCGCACGAGCAAGAGCCAGTAGGCCTCATCTATTTCTTCGGGGATTCGGACATAACCTTCGCCCGGCTCGCCGCCATCATCTGCCGGGCGC